ATGTAGATGTGTTTGCATAAACCGCTCTTCCGCTCATACCATTGTCCACAACTAACTGTGCGAGAGTAGCCGCATTGATGGCCTTGCAATCAATGTTTGCTGTCATACCAGTGTAACAGCACAGTTTTAGAACGCTGGCAAGTGTGGGGATATGGCACTCTCCATAGGTCGGATCAGTAGACAGGACAAGCGAGGTCAGCGTTTCGGCGGTTTCGTTGGCAATCGTGTATGTCACGCCACCAACAGTAACGGTTGCGTCATGGTTGCTGATATACACCCCGTCACTCGACAGACGGGCATCTACTTCAATCCAGTTCGCACCATTGAGATATGCTCTGTAAAACGCCTCTAAAGTATTTTCGTGGACGGTGGGAGAAGCATATCCTCTGTGCATATCTGTTGCCCACGGTACGCTTAAATGCGGTTTGCCCTCAAAGACAATATTGCCTTGATAATCGTAAATATTGGGCATTGCTATTCCCCCTTATCCCCAATTCCCGCACAAGAAACTGCTATAGCTATTAGTGCTATAATAAAATTTGTTTGCCGCAACATCACATAACCCATAATATTGACCATTATAGGCTGGCACTAAGTCATGAATAACAACTCCGCTTGTGTTTTTAATTGTTGTTTCTGCTATTTGCAGTCCTATATTAGCAGATGTGCCAGATGTGGAGGCGCTTTGACCATATCCAAAAAAAGCAAGCCACGGATCGAACGTAACATCAGTTGATGTGGAAGTTGTGTTATATTCCACTTCGTTTGATGTAATCGTTGCATTGTTCGGATATTCGCTACTTTTACCAACGGGAGTGACAACAATGCTATTTTTCTGATTGTTTACTAAGTTCGTAATAGATGTTGCAGTGTCAGTTCCGTTAAACCAATACCCAAGTTTTCCCGTGTTAGGTGTTACAAATAGTGCAAACTCTTTTGTACCAGTGCCATATCTAACACCAAGTACAGGAATTGGATATTGGTTGCTACTGTTGTATTGGAAAGCAGTTTCAAACGTATAATCTGTAGACAAAGCAATATCTGTTATAATGCTACCGTTCGATTGCAAGCTTCCAGTCTGCTTTATGTAATCATACAACGTATATCCCTCTGCGACCTTTGCGCTGATGACCACAGCCCCAGTCACTTCGGCAATACTAATAATCCCGGCGTTGTATGCAGTAGAGGTAATGTCAACGCCACCCATTGTGATAGAAACATCAGCACACGAAAGAGCCGCCGCAGAAACGGACGAAAGCGTGGCAGAATAACTGTCCCCTACTGCGACCATTGTTGCTGTGTTGCTGTTTGTCACGTTCACCAAATCGTTGGTGATGGAAAACTTCAGGCCATTCAGAGCGTCATACAGGTCTTGATAATACTGTGACCCATCTCCGTCAACCCACGCCACATGCTGGAAGCACTCAAGCAGAGCGGCTTTCATAGCGTCAGTAAAGCCCAACTGCTCAATAGCGCTCTTTTGATCGGCGACTTCCTGAGTCAGATCACCGATCCCGGAGAGGTAGGCGTTGAACTCCGCCTCTGTGCCGGTGAAGCCGGCCGCCTGGGCGGCTGCGTAAGCGCTCGTCCCGTCCGCGCCCTTGATGTTGACCGGGGTTGGGTTTGGCTTTCCGCCGTCGTTCGTCCAGCTGAGGACACCGTCGGCAGAGACGTGCGGGAAGTAGGTCACACCGTCCGCGCCACGGATCCCGCCTTCCATCGCGAAACTGCCAGGCTGGCTGATAAATTCAAAGTTGTTGCAGCAGTCGCTCATGTTCCCATCACCTCCTGGTTCAGACTGTCATAGACCGGGATCGGCCAGACACAGGACGCCGGCGCGTCGTCCGTGCTCTTGTAGCAGCGGATCTGCATGTAAGCCATGGGTCCCTTGGGCACGCCCATAGGGGAGCCGGCGGTGGGCTGGAAGAGCAGCGTCTCCGCCTGCGTCAGCACCAGCTCCACGCTGTCGTCACCCACGGAGAAGCCCGCATCGCCGATCGTCTTCTCGACGACGATCCGCTGGGCCTGGGCAAAGGTCACGCGGATCTGCGAGTACTCCGCCGGCGCCAGCGGAGTCTTGATTTTGGCCGGGAACGTCCCAGCCCTCTGAATTACTGCCATGATTGCTCCTCCTTATCAGGTCCAGATGATGCCTTGTGCCCTGAGCGCTGCCAGGATAACGTTGATTTTTGAAATGATAAGCGACGTCGACGCGGATGTTGCCAGGTTGGCGATCTTTGTGTGGCTGCGGGGCGTGCCGATCGCGCCGAGGATGACATAGGTCCCGGCTTGTTTCATCACGACGACGCGCTCGCCGTCGTGGATCGGCCTGGGGACCAGTATCACCTTGAAGCGTTTGGTCATCGGCTGATCCTCGCCATCCAGCTGGATCTCCATGCCGTCCGTGGTGGACGTGGAGATCACGGTCGCCAGAAAAAACTCCGTGTCAGGGGGTTGTGCACCCGCGGTCTCGTCATGTGTCAGGATCTCATTCAAGGTTAATCACCACTCTTTCCAGCTCGTGCGTCATGGCCCCGCCCGGGGCCAGTTCCATGGTCCATGCGTGCTCCACGCAGACGGCGCTTAGATCTCCGTAGCGGAGCGCCGTCACGTCCGCCACACCGAAGCCCGGCTGGAGCGCAGTCGTGACCTGGATGGTCTCGCCGCCGATCATGCTCTCGTTTCGCAGGAGGTCGGCGTAGGCCTGCAGCGCGGCCTGATCGGCCACATTGTTCACCCGCACCACTTTGACAATCTCACGGCCGCGCCGGACAGTTGAAAGCGGGCTTTGCGGGTTGGTGTTCTTAGCGGTTGCCACCAGGGCGCTGGATTTATCCGCGTTGCTGCAGATGCAGACGAACACGTTCGCCGCCTGGTAGATGTCTGTCTCACGCTGGATATGAGGCAGCATGCGGATGATCCCCGCGGCGCCAGCCGTGAGATCCTCCGGCTGGTCGCTCAGCGTGTGCTCGATGTTTTCCGCCGTCGGTACCGAGGCCGGTTCCAGCACTGCGGCCCCGGCTGCGTTAAACCAGAGGGGGTTGTAGCTGATCTCCGCCAGCAGTTGGTTGACAATCGTTAGCGTGCTGGTCCCGATGTTCCAGTCCTCCCGGGCCTCCGGGAAAACCTGATCAGTCGGTGTCTTGATGATCGTCGCGATCCCGCAGGCGGTGAGCAACTGCTCCACTGCGTCCAGGTAGTTGGTCCCGGCCGCAAAATACAGGCTGTGCTGCGTGTATGTGTCGCGAACCCGCCAGCATCGGTCGTAAGCCTCGATCTGCATCTCCTGGATCCCGTTGCTCTCAGTGGGCGTCACTGTGGCCGGCATGTAGATCCCGAGCGCGTGCTCGCTGCCGTCCAGGATCAGCACGGGCTGGATCTCATCGCTGAGCCAGTTCGGCACCAGTGCCCGTCCGTCTACATCCTCCACGACAGGCGAGAAGGTCCCGGAGAGCGCTGTCTTGATCTCGGCAGAGTCATCCATCCGCAGCCGCCTGCCGCCATCCTCCGGGGCCCTGAGACGCCCGAAAAAGGCACCGCCCCGGAGGACTCGGTATTCAAAATCAATCGTTCGCGTCATCGACGAAGTCCCTCCAGTGCACGCGGGTCACGCTGGCAGTGTAGGCCCGGTAAAAGATCCTCGAGCTCCGGCTCACCGCTGAAAGCAGGCCCACCAAGCAGCTGCCGTCCGGGGCTTTGAGGATGACCGTCTTTCCGATCAGACCCTCGAAGGCTGCCGCTTTGTTTTTTTCGCTCTGGAGCCAGGCCACGTCAAACGCGGCCTGCAGATCCTTGTAGGGTGCCAGCTCCGCGCTGGGCCAGGTCTCCCCGGCGAAGTGCCGGATGCTGGCCATCTGGCTGATCGTGGTCTGGATCTCTCTCGTGCTGCTGGCGCTCTTGGTAAGCTCCAGCCATTCGCCCCCGGCGAGCGGTGCGATGGCAAGTCCGCAGCTCATGAGATCGCCCTGGACGGTGTCGCTCGCGGTGTACATGCCGCCGGTCAGCCGGTTGATCACTCGCCAGCTATGGGTCCCCAGTGTCACCCGGTCGGTGAAGCTGCTGCCGGAAGTGTGTCCAATCTGGACACCGTCACGGTAGATCAAAAAGTCCTCCGTCTGGCTCTGCGTCTCCCAGCTCAGAACCGCGTCCCGGTAAAAAATGCCGGAGAGGCTCACCGCATCCCCCGGAACGTTGGCCACTGTAAAGGTGGCCGTGCCGGCTTGGCTCCAAAGTCCGAAGCTTCCCTGGACATCCACCAGGGCGGTGTGCTGGCCATCCTCTAGGGGATCCGGCAGCGTGAAGCTCTTCTGGAGCCCGAAGTAGGGCCCGTAGATGCGCCCGTCCACCGTGACGCGCCAGGCCTGCTGGCCTTCGGCCTGCCAGTTGATCGTGGCGAAGGGGACGGCTTCCACAGAAACGACTGGGGCCGGCGGGGCCGCCACAGAGACGAAGGTCGCCGGCGCGCTCCATTCGCCCACGGCGTTGTCGATGTTGTACGCCCTCACGCGCCAGTAGGCGGTGCCGCCCAAAAAGGTCCCAGCTGGTGCGGTGTACTGTGTCACGGTCCCGTTCACATGCCCCAGGTCCGTCCAGGTGGCTCCGTCCGTGCTGGTCTGCAGATCCGCGCCATTCTGCGGGAAGCCGTCGTCGCTGGTCGTTTCCCAGCGCAGAAGGATCTCGGCGCTGCCGTCTTCCACGGTCCCGATCGGGGACACGGGCGTGGCCACGGCGGGGGCGGCTGTGGTGCTGAGTGTGTAGGTGGCGGTCGTCGAAGTAGTGCCGGCCTCGTCGGTGCCGGCCACGTAGTACTGGATCGAGGATCCGATGGGGAACGTGTCCGCGGGGATCAGAATCTGCTGCGTGGATCCCGCCGCCTGGACAGATGTCCATGCGCCGCTGGTCCCCTCGCGCCAGTAAAAAGTTGCTGCGGCCTGCGGGAAGCTCTCCGCCATGCACTCGTACTGTTCCCCGGCCGCTTTCGCATAGCTCCATGAAAATCGGTTGGACTCCCGAGGGTTGATGTACCCAGAAGTCGGGGAATTCATCATGGAGATCTGGCTTTTTACGACTTCCGTGTCATAGCGGACAAGTAAATGCGGCCTTGATGAAGACGCGCTTCCGTAAACATCTACGTATTCATCGGATCTGGACGTGCCATCGCTTCTCAAAATAAGACCGTCAGAGCGCAGGGCCTTGATCGCCGCCTGGGCGGGGGGATTTGTGGTCGACTCGATTGTCGCGGAAAACGAGCCGGCGCCGGAGCCCGACGGGAAGTAAATGAGGCCCTTCTGCTTGATCCCAACGGGAAACTGCATGTCGTCATCCCGAAAAGATGTCCATGTTTCGGTGGTCTCGTCAAAGGGCTCTGTTATGGTTTCTATCGTAAAAGACGAGGTCGATGACAGATTTCGCGAATAGTTGAAAGAAAACTCAACGGAATGGATCCCGCGGTATTTGTATGCAGCAGGGAACGTATCAAATCCAAGCAGCAGCGCCCGCATATAGCCGCTGAAGCCGTGATAGGCTACGAGCTGGTAACTCTGCGTTCCGTGGTAATTGGTTGAGGGGGTGTCATTGCGCAGCAGCGCAGACGATGTGCACTGCAGGGTCAAAGTCTGTTCTGCCATTTATGCCATCCTCCTCTTGACCCGCAGGCCCGAAAACTCGCCGCCGATGTTCTCGAGCAGCTGCACGTTGCGCTCCAGCAGCGCCTCGATCCGGCTGGTGTCGGTGCCGGTGGCGGCCATCTGCTGGCTCTCCTGGTTGTTCCAGATCCTGCTGCCCCTGGGCAGGGCCACCAGCTCCGGGCCGCTTTCGCCGACCCACGTCAGCCCGCCCCGCCAGTTTGTCGTGCCGGCTGCGTTCCAGGCGCCAAGCTCTTCGTTGTAGGTCCAGTTGCTGCTGCCGTACTTGAGCTGCTGCAGGTTGCTCATCTGCCCCTGCCCGATGTTCCAGCCCAGCGCCGTGCTGGCCTTCCCGCTGCCCCAGTTCCAGGGCATGAGGCCGGAGATCAGGTTGATCGTGTCCGCCACCGTCGCGGCGACCACGGCCAGCCCGCGCAGTGCGTCAGAAAACTGTTTGATAGGGTTCATCCAGCCGGGGATCGTGCCTGCGAAGTTTGTGCCGGCGTCGATGATCCCCATCACGCCCTGCACGATTGCGCCGGTATTTTCGATCAGGTGGGTGTCCACCAGGATCTGCCCTGCCTTTTGCACCACGTTGCCGAAAGTTTCCATGGCAGCCTTGCTGGCCGGAGCAAAGTCCACCGCCAGCTTGTTCTTGGTTGCGTCCAGCGTCAGCTGCATCCGCTGGTAGGCGTCGTCCACCTCGCCCAGCTTGGCGATCTGGCTCTCGTCCAGCACGTAGCCGGTGGCCTCCGCCTCATCCGACAGCTCCCGCAGGGCTTCGCTGCCCTGGAGGATCAGCGGGTTGAGTTCCTGGGCGCTTCGGCCCATGATCTCCATGGCGATGGCGTCGCGCTCCGTCTGGCTGCCAACGCCGCCCAGGGCGTCGATCACCTCATAGAAGACACTCTCCGCGTCCCGCAGCTGGCCGTTGCTGTCCGTGATAGAGATCCCCAGCGCCTGGAAGGTCTCCGCCGCGGCTTTGTTGCCGGTCTGCGCGTCATACATGGACCGGGTGAGCTTGGTGAGGCTTCCAGTCATGGTGGTGACGCTGACGTCGATCAGGTTCTCGGCGTACTTCCACTGCTGAAGCGTCTCTGTGCTCAGGCCTGTCACCATGCTCTGGGTGATCAGTTCGTCCGCGTCCGCGGCCGCCTGCAGCGTGATCTCGTGCAGCTCCTTGCAGACCTTGATCATGGCCGCCACGCCGGCCGCGGCCGCGCCCATGGCGGCCACCGTGCCGGCGGAGAAGCCGTTCAGCCCGTTGAGGGCCTTGGTGGCCCCGTCCGGGAGGTTGATGCCCAGCTTGCCGCTCAGGTCCTTGACCTGGTCGCCCAGCTTGCCGGCGGAGCTGCCCAGGCTCTTGTTGCTCTCCGCGAGCCCCTGCATGCTCTGTTTGTATTTCTGCTCGCCCTCGACGACGACGCGGGCAGATACTGTTCTGCTTGCGATCTTAACCGCCTCCTCCCGTGAGGTACTCTGACAGGCTCATTTTCGCCTGTTTTTCGCCCGTCTGGAGCGATTGGGAGCCGTCCGCCCGACCCTCCGGTCGATAGAACGCGCTCAAAAGGCTCCAGAGGCGCGCCGGCGTGGCTGTTTTCCAGAAGGATCGCTCGTCCTGGTGCAGCACGCCCATCCATAAAGCAAGATACCGGGCGAAGTCGTACGACTCCGCCCGGTCCTTCAGTTTCCCGAGTCGTCGCCGGGCTCGGTCTTGTCTGCCGGCGTCTCCTGGCCCTCCGGCACCACGGCCCTGGTGAACAGGCCCATGATGTCCAGTTCCAGCAGGCCGGAGTAGGGGAAGCACTTCTTGATCTTCTTGGCCGTCCAGTTCTGCTCCCAGCCCATGTCCTCGGCGTAGTCGTTGAGCATGGCCGCCAGGATCGCCGCCTGGCCTTCCCGGACCCCGAGCGCCATGACGGCCTCGAAGCTGCCGTAGGCGGTCTCCAGCGCGTCCAGCACGGCCATGTTGCAGCGGATCACGTAGACCTTGCCGTCGATCTCGACCCGCTTCTCCTCCAGGCGCAGGCTCATGCCAGCACCGCCGCGCACCATGCGATGGCTGCGGCCTCCGTGTCACAGACGGCCACCTCCAGCATGTCCTGGCTGGCAGCGTCGCTGGCCAAAAACTCGCCGGACGTCACCGGGGTATTGAACGTGATGTTTTCGCCCGCCGTCTGCAGTGACATGCTGGGCGGGCCGAAGAGGCACTTGCTGGCAAAGACGCAGGTGTACTTCTCCACGCCGTCGATCATGTCGGGCGCGTAGAAGCTGACGCCCACGTAGGCCGGGGTGCTCTTGGCTCCCAGGACCAGACTGCTGACGGTCTGTGCGGCGCTTTCCACGGTGATGCTGCGCTGCTTGGCAGTGCTTCCGAACATCAGCTGCTGCGCCGCGTTTTTGATGTACTTGACGCCCAGGGAGATGGTGCCGCCGGTCGCTTTTCTCATGTACTCGGCCAGGGTACTCTCGGCGTAAAGGCGGCCCTCGGCGAAGCGCATCTCCAGGGTCGCGGTCATGGCGTCGCCCACCTCCTGCGGGTTGGTGTAGGTGATGGCGCCGTCGGTGTTGACGTATTTTGCGCAGTGGATCCCGCGCAGATCAAACTGAGGCATGTGGGTCCTCCTTACTTTGAGAATGTGTTCTCGATCCAGCCGCCGATGATTTCCTCCGCGGGGGCTGAGATCTCGTTGTCGTTTCTGGTCATCGCGGTGGTGATGAAGGGCCGGGCCTGGATCCCGCGCCGCGGCGCGCCGTACTCGTTGATGTACGCGATGGCCGCGTTGCGGGTGACAGTGTTACCGCGCAGCCGGCTGCCCAGGAAGGTGATGAAGGCCTTCCCGCCGTCCTCGGTCTGCTTCGGCCGGGAGTGGCTGATCTTGTCCAGGATGTGCTCCTGGACGTCAGGATCCGGATCCCGCACGCCCATGCTCTCGCCGGTCGCGCGGATCTTCTCCTCGGCCACCTCGGCCATGCCGTCCAGGGCCCGGCGGGTCACGCTGAAGGGGACGGCGCTGATCGCCTTGAAGGCATCCTGCAGCTCGTCAAAGCCCGTCAGAATCACCTCAGCCATAAAAGCCGCCCCCGTTCACGTATTCGCACTCCAGCACGTAGTGCTGGCCGCTCTCGTCGCTGGCGTTTTCCACGGCCGGCCAGGTGAAGCCCTGACTCCACAGCGCGCGGCCGATCGCCTGCACGGTGGCGTTGGGGTTTTCGCCATGGGGCCGGTAGTAGTGGACCTGCACGAGATAGCGGGCGGCCCGGGGCGCGCGCTCGGCGTAGACCTCCGGGATAATCTGGTAGTTGGTGGTGATGTACTCGGTCTCGTCCCCGGTGTAGAGGTTGGGGGCGTGGGGGATCCCCAGCTGCGCCAGGGCAGCGGTCAGGGCCTGGTCTACGCTCATCTCCACACCTCCTCCAGATCGATCAGCACGGTGCCGCGGCCGGTGTTGCGCATCTTCCGGGCCGTGTAGTCGGTGCCGGCGTAGCGCACCAGGGTCTCGCCCTGGTAGTCGCCGGTCCAGATCTCCACGGTGGCCGTCTGGCGCACGCCTTCCTTGTCGCCGGAGCTGTAGATCTCTCCGTCCACGCCGCGGGCGAAGATGGCCGTCACGGCCCTGGGCGTGCTCTCGGTCGTGACGTCGTAGCCCTCGGCGTCCTTGACGGCGGTCACGGGGATTAGATCCACGTGATCCCGCCACAGGCTGTCTGGATCCGGCGCGGCCGTGCGGTACAGCTCCACCGTGACCTTCTTGTTCCAGGGGCCCGGGATTTGGCTGTCGATGCCCTCCGTCGGGATCCCGATCACGCTCCAGGTCTGGCCGAAGAACTGCACCAGCTGGCCTTCCCAGCGGTGTGTGTCGCTCTTCGGGATCGCCAGGTGGTAGACGGCCCGGTGGCCGTCAGGCAGTAGGGCGATGGAGTTGTCCACCTCCAGCACAGGCGCCACCAGGACGTTGTCGATCTCGACGCCCGTCCAGGTGGCCGTGCCGTCGCTGCCGCGGCTCAGCTGCAGCAGCGTCACGGGGATGCCGCGGATCATGGGGCCGCCTCCGTTTCCGGCTGCGGCGCCAGCTCCTGCACGGGGCTGTAGCTGCCAATCCGGTTGTCCAGGCCCAGCAGCTGCTTCTCCAGCTTGCCCAGGTACAGCTCGCCGGTGCCGCCGGCCGTGCCGAAGGTCCAGCTCTGGCTGTACCCCAGGGCGCTCATGCTGCCCTGGGTGGCGCCCATGGGGATCTGGCTGCCGCCGTCAAGGTCGCCCATGGCGCGCAGCACCATGCGGCAGGAGACCAGCTTCTTCGCGTCCGCGCTTGCGTCCGGCGCGAAGCTGTCGATCACCACGCCCGCGTCCTCCAGAAGGTTAGAGCAGATCTCCTGCTCCTGCTCGGTCATGGCGTGGGTCATGCGGGCCTGCACGTCTGCGACTGTTGCGTATGCCGCCATGGGATCACCTCACTTCGTGGCGGTCTTTCTTTTCCTCGTCGCCTTCGGAGGATCCGCCGGCGCGAGCTGGACGAAGCCGAGCTTCTCCAGATATGCCGCGCGGTCATCTGCCGCCTGGAAGACGTCCCCGGGATTCCGGAGGACGCCTTCCTGCAGATCCTGGAAGGCGACGGTCACCGTCGCCGTCTTCATCAGGCGCCGGCGGTAGCCTTGACGATGCGGTCAAGGAAGACAG